TGCTGAGGATTGCCATTCTTTATACCGTCGGATATCTGTTCGAGCACCGTGAAGAGGCGAATCATCACGACCTGACCCTCACGCTGCGCAATCTGCTGTTCGCCATCCGGGAAGGGGTGATCTGACGTGGATCATGAGATCGCCCGGTTCAACGAGCGTATCACGTTCCAGAAGAACACCGCCACCGTTGATCGGTACAAAAACCACGTGAATGAATGGACGGATTACTATTCCTGCTACTCCTACGCTTCCACCTATCAGTACGACAGGGAGGAGAAACAGGTGGTCATCCGGGAGAACCGCACCATCAACTTTGAAGTGCGATGGTGCTCTGAGTTGAAGGGCCTGGACAGCACCCATTACAGGGTTCTGTTCCACGGGGCGGTCTACAACATTGTGAACGTGGACATGATGAACTTCCAGCGAAAGACCATCAGGGTTCGCTGTGAACGTGAGGAAGGCGGTGCCGCCAATGGCAAGAACAGTCAGGATTGACCAGCTGGCCGACGCCATCAACGAAGCGCTCCGGGAATACGCGGACCTTGCGGCAGAAGACATGAAGGAGTGCATTCAGGACGCCGGGAAGACGGTGAAGAAGGAGATATCCTCCGCGGCCCCCAGGGATACCGGAAAATACCGGAAGAGCTGGCGGACGCAGAAGACCTTCGAGGATTCCACCAGGCTTACGGTTACCGTTCACTCGCCGAAGCAATACTACCTGACACATCTGCTGGAGAATGGCCATGCCAAGCGAAACGGAGGCCGGGTCAGCGCACGGCCCCATATCGCGCCGGCAGAGGAGAAGGGTGAAGCGGAGCTGATGCGAGAACTTGAGCGGAAGCTGGGGAGTCACTGAAGATATCTGTTGTCGATAAGATGTTTACACACAGTTTCGAGCTGTGGGACGCTAACCGAATGCCCCGCAGCTTCGATCTGAGGATGCCTACCACACTAACACACAGCTTTGAGCTGTGGGAAAGGAACCGAATGAGCCACTTTACAGTTGCGGTATTCCATAAGGCTGATCAGGACGTAGAGACGCTCCTGGCTCCCTATGATGAAAACATCCAGGTTGAGCCATATGTCAAGTACACCCGGCAGCAGGCAATCGCCTACGTCCGTCAGCAATACGAACATATGGCGGATAAGTCCGATGATGAGTGCTACGCCTATCTGGCGGAGGACTACAAGGTCGATACGGATGGCAATCTGCTGAGCACCTACAATCCGAGGTCGAAGTGGGACTGGTGGTCAGAAGGCGGACGCTGGGACGGCATGCTGAGGGTAGGGAAGGAGAAAGTCAATTCTGCGCGTGTGGCCGATATTGACTTTACGCCTGATCCTCAGGAGTACGCGGCGGCTCTGCGATACTGGGATGTGATCGTCGAGCACCAGGAGAAGCTTCCGGGCGAGGATTTCTTCTCCATGTACAATGAGCAGTATTATCGGGAGTACTACGGCGATCGGGAAACCTACGCCAGGTACATGACCCAGTTCTCCACTTATGCGGTCGTTACTCCGGACGGGGAGTGGCATGAGAAAGGCAGTATGGGCTGGTGGGGCTTTTCTTCCGAGACGCCCGACGAGGCAAAGGACTGGGATGAGCACTACAGGGAGCGCTTCCTGGATACCGCTGATCCTGACTGGATCCTGACCATCGTGGATTGCCACATCTGAGGAGCACGGCATGACCTACGATGAGATCGTCGCAATGGTCGAGGAGATCGGTCTTCCCAACGCCTACGACCATTTTGCTGAGGGTGAAAGCCCGGATCCGCCTTTCGTGCTTTTCCTGCTTCCCGGCACCGACAACTTCATGGCGGACGGCGAGGTTTATGAGCAGGTGACTGAGATCAGCATCGAGCTGTATACGGACCTGAAAATGCCGCCGCTGGAAGCGAAGGTGGAGAGGGTGTTGACCGCGCACGACATCCCCTGGGACAAGACGGAAGTCTGGATCGACGATGAGAAACTCTATGAAGTCCGCTATGAGATGGAGGTTCTGTACGAGCCTCCGGAGGAGTAGCGGACTTCTCCCATTACGACAAGGCGGAACTACAGCCGATGCGGTAGTACGCCAACACAGCGGCGATGCCGCGGGAGGTAAAAATGGCAACCAAGCCCAACAAGGTAAAGTTCAATCTGAAAAACGTCCATGTGGCGAAGATGACGAAGAACGACGAAGGCGTCTATTCCTACGGCACGCCGAGAGCGATTCCCGGCGCGGTCAACCTGAGCCTGGACGCCGAGGGCGACAGCTCTCCGTTCTACGCTGACGGCTACGTCTACTATCGTTCTACCAGCAACAACGGCTATTCCGGCGACCTGGAAATGGCCCTGATCCCCGACTGGTTCCGCAAGGAATATCTGCAGGAGATCCTGGACAGCAACGGAGTGCTGGTCGAGACCGCGAACGTGACCGATCAGGTCTATTTCGCTCTGCTATTCGAGTTCGACGGTGACCAGCACAAAATCCGGCACGTCATGTACCAGTGCGCGGTAAGCCGTCCGACCATCGCGTCCCAGACCAAGGAATCCAGCATCACGCCGGTGACCGAGACTCTGAATCTGACAGCGGACCCGAGGGATGATGGCCTGGTGAAGTGTCGCACCGCCGACGACACCAGCGAATCCGTCTACAACAACTGGTTCCACAGTGTGTACGACCCGGACATTCCTGGCGGAGAGACGGATGGTGACCCCGAGGAAGAGACCGCCCAGGCTGCGAAGCTGGCCTCTCTGTCCGTCGGCAGCCTGGAACTGTCCCCGGCATTTGACGCCGACACCACGGCCTACATCGCCACCACCAGCAATGCCACGAACGTCGTGAGCGCGACGGGCGCGGATGGCGCGTCTGTGGCTATCACGGTGAACGGCTCCGTCCACACCAGCGGCCAGTCTGCGACGTGGAACACCGGCACGAATACCGTGAACGTCGTGGTGACGAAGAGCGGCTATACCACCACGACCTACACCGTTACGGTGACGAAGGAAGAGTAAGGGGCTCTGCCGCTTCTTCTCAAACTCGTTCATGGGGGAGCAGCGGAATCTGCTCCCCACCTTTATAACCGATCTGTGAGAGACACAGAGAATGGAGAGAAACATGCTTCAGAAAACCGTAATCATCTCCGGCCAGGAGGTCACCTTCAAGAGCTCCGCGGCCATCCCCCGCCTGTACCGCATCAAGTTCGGCAGGGACATCTTCCGTGACTTGAGCAAGCTGGAGAAAGCCTACAAGGCCAACGCCGGCAAGGAATCCTCCGAGATGGAGATTGAGGATTTGGAGATTTTTGAGAACGTGGCCTATATCATGGCGCTTCACGCCGATCCCACTATCCCCGATACCATCGATGCGTGGCTGGACCAGTTCGAGATGTTCAGCATCTATGAGGTGTTGCCGGAGATCCTTGATCTGTGGGGCAGCAACCTGATCACCACCAGCAACGCTAAAAAAAACAGCGTCAGACCGAAAGGGAAATGACAACGGCGCTGTTCCTTCTCCGCTGCGTCGAGCTGGGGATTTCTATCGTGGATCTTGACTATCTGACGATAGGCCTGGTGCTCGACGTGTGGACGGAGAAGGGCAACGATGCTGTAGAAGCTGAAAACCCGCCGGTTATCATTGCAGGGCAGGAGCAGTTCGATGCCTTCTAAGGGGGAAAGTATGGCCAATATTAAATGTGACCAGTGCGGAGCGGAGATGGATTTCGCTCCGCTTTTCTATCGCGAGGGTGATCTTGAGATCACCTGTCTGCGATGTCCGGTTTGCTGTTCAGAGTACGTCGCCAGCGTGACCGACAGCGCCCTCCGTGGTCAGATTGAGCGTTACCAGCGAATGGCGCGTATGATCGCCAACAGGAAAATGCCGGAAGGTTTCATGCGCGCTGCCGAGAGGCTTCACGCACAGAATGTACAGCGAAGCAGAGTGCTCAGGGAGAGCTTTCTCGCTCTGCCATAACCACAACGACATGGGTGCCATGGTAGGCGCCATAATGATGCGTCCTTTACGACGACAGGAGGTGAAATCCACGCATGGGCAATGTCCGCGGAATCGTGAATCTGCAA